TCCGTCGTGGCGTGGGGAAACAGCTCCGTCGTGGCGTGGGGAAACAGCTCCGTCGAGGCGTGGGAAAACAGCTCCGTCGAGGCGTATGGCAACAGCTCCGTCGAGGCGTGGGGAAACAGCTCCGTCGTGGCGCGGGGAAACAGCTCCGTCGAGGCGTGGGAAAACAGCTCCGTCGTGGCGTGGGGAAACAGCTCCGTCGTGGCGTGGGGAAACAGCTCCGTCGTGGCGCGGGGAAACAGCCAAGTTGTTGACGCGCATAGAAGAGGCAACATAAAGGTCTCCGGCAATGCCCGCATTGTGTACAACCCCGACAATATCACCGATTGGGCATCGGCAAACGGTATCACCATAACCGACGGCAAAATCAGACTGTATAAGGCCGTACATAAACGCGATGGCAAATACGTTGCCGATTGGGATAACGATTGTATATACACCATCGGCGCGGTCGCCGAGGCAAATGGGTTGACCACCAACCCCGCGGAAGATTGCGGGCAGGGAATACACATGGCAACGCTGGAGTGGTCTGCTGCGCATGGGCGAGGCTGGGGCGATATAGCGCTGCTAGAGCTTGAGGCCGACGCGGACGAGATAGTTGTGCCGCTGTACGAAACTGGCAAAGTCCGCGCCCCGAAAGCGCTGGTTATCCGCGAGGTGCCGCTAGAGGAGGCGGGCATTATGGGCAAGATTCTGGCGAAGCGGAGGGCGAATGGATAAAGAACATACAGCGATGGAGCGGCTGCGCCTCGCGTCGGACATGTCGCTGCGCCTGTATAAGCAGCCGCTTATGCTTACAGACTCCGGAGGCAAAGACTCTGCGGTGATATGCCGCCTTGCCGAAAACGCCGGAATCCCGTTTGAGATTGTGCATAGCCACACCACAGCGGACGCGCCCGAAACCGTGTACCACGTCCGCAAGCGAGCAAAAGAATACGAGGGCAAGGGCATCAAGTACACTATCACACACCCCACATACAAAGGCGAGCGTACCTCCATGTGGACACTGATACCTCAAAAGTTAATGCCGCCGACGCGGATTGCGCGGTATTGCTGCCAAGTCCTCAAGGAGCAGTACGGGAAGGAAAGATTTATCGTCACCGGCGTCCGGTGGGCGGAAAGCCCTGCACGCAAGGCGAACCGCGACAGCTTGGAGATCCAGCGGCGCAACAGGGACGAAACGCTTCTCCTCAACTGCGATAACGATGACGCGCGGCGACTTTTTGAATCATGCGAGCTGAAGGGCAAACGCATTTGCAATCCGATCGTAGATTGGACGGAGGATGATGTGTGGGTATACCTCGGCGAGCAGAAGGTAGAGGTTAACCCGCTGTACTGCGAGGGCTGGAAGCGCGTCGGCTGCGTTGGCTGCCCGATGGCGGGAAAAGCACGTTATGCCGAGTTTGCGAGATATCCAAAATTTCAGCAGCTGTACATAGCCGCATTTGAGCGTATGCTCGCAGAGCGCAAGCGGCGAGGCAAAACTGAGAGCAGCTGGCGCATGGGCACAACAGGCCGCGATGTATTTCATTGGTGGATGGAAGACGGCGTCCTCCCCGGCCAGTATACGCTTGATGATATGGAGACAAGCGATGAATAAAGACTTGATGTTCTCGTCCGCGACGTGCGAGTGGGCAACCCCACCGGAGCTGTTTAAAGCGCTGGATGCGGAGTTTGCTTTTACTTGCGACGTATGCGCCACAGCTGATAACGCAAAGTGCAAGGAGTTTTACTCGCCGGAACAAGACGGGCTTGCGCAGGAGTGGTCGGGTGTTTGCTGGTGCAATCCTCCATATGGCCGTGAGATTGGCAAATGGGTACGCAAGGCAGCGGAAAGCCGCTGCACCGTCGTAATGCTTCTCCCGGCGCGCACGGATACAAAATGGTTTCACGATTACATATACGGCAAGGCGGAGATCCGCTTCATAAAGGGGCGGCTGAAGTTTGGAGATGCAAAAAACTCGGCTCCGTTCCCGTCAATGGTAGTAATTTTTAAACGCGAAAGCGAGAAAGGATAATTTATGAATTACAACGATATGCAAAATGTTAAAACCGGTATACCCTGCGAAGCCGAAGTGCAGCCCGTTCCCGAACCGCTCATGGGCATGATGGCGCAAGCCAACAATATAGCCGACGAAATTCTGACGCAGGTGAATCGCGTGAAAGCCCTCCTGATTGCCGAGAGTAATCCCGACAAGGAAAAAGCTTCTCCTCGGTGCTTCCGCGATGCTGTCAGTCTTCAGGTTTCGACGCTTAGTAAAATCGAGACCGAGCTGAGTGCGATTATGCAGGCGCTGGGGGTGTGAGGGGCTTGATGGACTGCTTCAATCATTCTTGCCCATTCCGCAGCAACGAAACCAGCAACGTGCAGCGTTGCGAGTGTTTGGCTTGCCCAAACAGATGCGGCCGGAGTGTACTGATATCGTCTGACCGCACCTTGACCGACGATGAGCTTGCAAGGATTAATACGGAACGGGCTAACGACGCCGACTACGGTGTTGGTATTTACTGCTAAGGAGGACGACAATGGCTGAATACATAAGCCGCAAGGCGGCAATCGCTTATATCCGTGAGCGATCGGAAGAATGCCAAAAAGCGTTTGAAGAGCTTGGCGGGGAAAGCGGAATCTACGCAGACGCCTATAACGATTTGGCGGAGGACTTTTACAGCATTCCTGCCGCAGACGTTGCGCCGGTGGTGCATGGGCGGTGGATTCGTCCGCACTGGAAGAACAGTAATTATTGTTATGACTGTTCGGAGTGTGGCGGGGAGGCAATGCACAGAGACTATCAGTGGGCTAAAGATGGCATCTACCCTATCTGCCCCAACTGTGGCGCGAGAATGGACGGTGACGCGGAATGAAAGGAATAACCTACTGCGGAGAGTGTGCCGACTACGACCACAAAAAGCATCGTTGCAAGCGCGGAGCGAACCGCGAAAGCAATCCGCAGGACAAGTTTTACGATGATTGCCCGTTGCCGGACGTGGAGCCGGTGCATAAAAACGAAAAGGAGATATGAAAAATGGCAGAAAGTAAAAATCTTATGGGCTTAAACCTTAGCGTGGACAACGACCTTGTAGCGGAAGCTGCGCGAGAAGCGATTGTCGCAAGCATCGCCGCCAGCATGAGCAACAAGGAGCAGATTGTCAAGGAATTTGTCAAATCCATGCTGTCGGAAAGAGTGCTTGCCGATAACGGCGAAAAGCCGCGCGGCTATTCCAGCGAACGCACCTGCTCTCGGATGGAATATTGTGTCCGCAAAGCGCTGGAGGAGATCGCGCGAGAAGAGGTCGCTAACATGGTCGAGGAACAGAAACCCACTCTGCGCGACCTTGTGCGCAAGGAGTTCCAGAAAAAGAATGTGCAGGGGCAGTTCGTTGAGATGTTCATGGACTCGCTTGCCGACAATATGACAAACCGCTATACTTCAAAAATTTCCGTCGAGTTTGCCAAAAGAGAACAGGATTATTAAGGAGAACCACATGATACATTGGCTATGGGCGCTCGTGGCGTTTATCCTCGGCGGCTCGCTTGGCACCTTGATAATGGCCGTCATTATCGGAGGGAGCCGCGGCGATGAGTAAGTACCACAACACCAGGACAACGGTTTCCGGCCATACCTTTGACAGCCGCCACGAGGCCGAGAGGTACATTGTACTGCGGAGCATGGAGAAGAGCGGGTTAATATCCAACCTGCGCTTGCAAGTGCCGTATGAGCTGGTACAGGGGCGGAAGATAAAGGGCAAGACGATACGCCCATCGTATTACATCGCCGACTTTGTATACACCTGCGGCGGCGAAGAAGTAGTTGAGGACGCGAAGGGCGTGAAGACGGCGGTATATCAGCTCAAGAAGAAGCTGATGGCGGACAGATATGGTATATTGATACAGGAGGTGTAGCGATGGAATCTTGGCGGGCGGCGGACATAAAATGCCCGTACTACAAAAACTGCGACGACAACAGACGGCTTATAATCTGCGAGGGCATCATGGATCGGACGACCCTGTGCACGAAGTTCCGCCGCTGGAAGGACATGGCGAACCACATAGCGGCGAACTGCGAGCAGATCGCGTCTCCATGCGTTATACGCAAGCTGGACGACAAGAAATACGAAAACTTGGGGTGAAAGCCCCAAGTTTTTTTGTTTTAGGGTTAGAGAAAGGGAGGGCGGATTTAGTAAAATAAGCAGGAGGAGGTGAGCCGATGGGAAAGAAGTCACCGAACTGGATAAAAATCGAAAAAGAATACGTGACGACCGAGGCGAGCCTCCGCCAGCTGGCGGCAAAGTACGGCGTGGGCATGAGCTCCATGAACCGGCACTCACGCGAGCGCGGCTGGGTAGCCAAGCGCAAGGCGCACGAGAACGCGGTAGCGGACAAGGTGGGGGCGCGACTCACCTCGGCGGAAGCTGACGAACAGTCAGACAGGGCTCTGCGGGTAATGCAGGTATCAGACAAGCTGCTTGACCTCTGCGAGAAGATGTGCGACATGGAGGGCATAGCCCCGCGCGATCTGCGGAGCCTGACGGCGGCGCTGATGGATATAAAGGAGATACAGATGATCAAGTCTGCTCTTGATATACGAGAGCAACAGGCGCGAATCAAGAATCTTGAGAAAGCGGCAAGTCCTGAGACCGAGGACACCGGCGAGACCGGCGTGATCATCCTGCCGGAGGTGCTGCATGGCTGAGGTGATATGGACGCCGCAGGAGAAGCAGATTGCCTTTATGGAGCGCCCTGAATATGAGGCCTTATACGGCGGAGCGGCGGGCGGCGGCAAGAGCGACGCGCTGCTCGTCGAAGCGCTGCGGCAGGTGGACAACCCCGACTACCGCGGGCTGATCCTGCGAAAGACGTACCCGCAGCTGGCGGAGCTGATAGACCGCAGCATGGCGATATACCCGCTGGCTTTTCCGCGGGCAAAGTACAACGACAGCAAACACGTCTGGATGTTCCCTTCGGGCGCGAAGATATATTTCGGCTCGATGCAGCACAGCAAGGACAAGATAAACTACCAGGGCAAGCGCTACGATTTTATAGGCTTTGATGAGCTGACGCATTTTACATGGGAGGAGTACAGCTACATGTTCTCCCGCAACCGTCCGAGCCGGAAGCCGAGGAGCACGAAGAAAACCCGCGTATACATACGCGCAACGACAAACCCCGGCGGCATCGGCCACGGCTGGGTGAAGGACAGGTTTATAGATGCCGCTCCCCCGCTGACTCCGATAACCGAGAAGGTGGAGATAACGACGCCGGAGGGCAAGCTCATCGAGATGCGCCGGGACAGGATATTTATACCGGCGACGGTATTTGACAACAAAGCGCTGCTGGAGGCTGACCCCGAATATCTGGCGACGCTGGCACTGCTCCCCGAAAAGGAGCGCGAGGCGCTGCTGTACGGCAAATGGGACACCTTTGAGGGGCAGTACTTCACGGAGTTCCGAGCCTCGCCAGACGTGGAGCGGTGCGCGGCGGCGGGGATAAGCGTGGAGGACGCTAAAGCCGAAAGACGATTTACGCACGTTATACCGGCCTTTGATATCTCGCACGGCGAAAGCCGGGGCTGGCGCATCTACCGCAGCTATGACTGGGGCTATGCAAAGCCCTTCTCCTGCGCGTGGTGGGCGGTTGACTACGACGGAACGATATACAGGATCATGGAGCTGTACGGCTGCACGCGGACGCCGAACGAGGGCGTGAAGTGGTCGAACGAAGAGCAGTTTGCCAAGATCGCGGAGATCGAGCGGACGCACCCGTGGCTCAAGGGCAAGAAAATACAGGGTGTGGCCGACCCGTCAATATGGGCGAACAAGGGCGGCGTGAGCATTGCAGAGACTGCGATAAAGTACGGGATATACTTCGACCCCGGCGACAATGAGCGCATACCCGGCTGGATGCAGTGCCACTATCGCTTGCAGTTTGATGAGCGCGGGTACCCGCGGATGTATGTATTCGATACCTGCAAGGCGTTTATACGCACGATCCCCCTGCTGATGTACAGCCAGACGCACGTTGAGGACGTAGACAGCGACATGGAGGATCATGTGGCCGACGAGTGGAGATATTTTTGCATGTCGCGCCCGATAAAGCCGATGCGGCCGGTCGAGCAGCCAAACATCATAAACGACCCGCTCAACCAATATAAAAAAAGATGACGCCTTTCGGCATCATCTTCCCGCTTGCTAAAGATTAAATAATTATTTCAATCCACAGCCCACGAGGGGCTGACACCGATATTATAACGGCTCATGGCGGAGTTGTCAAGGGTCAATGCTCCGCGCGGATTCGCGCGAACTCCAGCATCCACACGCCCTGCTGCTGCAGGGTCAGGCACTTGTTAAAGTCTCGCTGCATGGTCTCGGCGCCTATGCGGGCAAACAGATCGCCGATCTGCTTGTCAATATCCGGCGTGGCCTTGTGCATCGCGTGGAGCTTCTGCACGTACCGGGACACAAGCAGGAGCGGGAAGCGCTGGGCATTTGCGATGTCCGCCTCGCTGCGGGACTTGGTTGCCGCGTAGCAGACGGCAAATATACCGGCTGCGGCCTTGATCTCATCGTTTGTCATGGTTGTTTCTCCTTCCGCGTCGAGGGAGGCGAGCAGCACATCCTCGACATAATTTGTGATACTGCGGTTTTTGCTTGCGGCGGCTTCCGCGAGCCGCGCTTTGACATCCGGCGTGATCCGGATGTACAGACGTTCGGTTTTCCCTGCCATATGGTACCTCCTTATTCGGCGTGGGCTCCTGTGAGCTCCTGCAGCATCTGTTTTGCGCGGGCATAGCGAGCGGAGTCGATGATGTCTGGGACGTAGCCGTACCCGCCCTCGTTATACACGTTGTTCCAGCGCTTGCAGCGGCGGGCGGCTTCTTCCGGCGTCGGGATATCCGGCTGCCGTTCGGCTTTGCGGACGATATTTTGGTACCACTCAATGTCTTCTTGGCGCTCCTTCTCTTTCTTCGCGGCTTCCCGCTGGGCGTTCAGGCTTAAGAGCCAATTCCATTCCTCGTCGGAGATCTCGTAGCACCGGTTGCCGCAGCCGAGGAGCGCCCAGTAATCGCGGGTCTCCCACTCTGCCGGGATGTCCCAGTATTTGACGTAGGGGACAGGCACACGGTTGTCAGTGCCAAAAATCAGGCCGTCAGCCCAACCCGCACAATGTTGCGCCTTCTCCTCTTCGGTCGGGAGTCGGGCTTCGATCAATTCGTTGGGGTACGCATCAAACTGCGCGAATACTTTCATTTTTTTGATCCTCCTCTTAATACTATCGTCTTCGGTTAACCCATCGGGTCATAATGCTCGGTGCGGCTCAGGACGGGCAGCTCGCGCACAACGTCGGTAAAGTCGCCGTCGGCAAAATGGGAGTAACGGATGCATGGCACATCGTTGCCGCAGAGAACCTCGAAGAACAGATAGGTTTCGCCTTCCGCACTGATAAGGGGTTCGCCGTAGCTGGTGCAGCCCGCGTAAAGATCATCGGGGATATCCACGACCAACTCGTCGTAGATTTCTCCGCGGCCGCAGCTGTAAACCGTGCGCTTCTCCGCGCCGAGAAGTCCGTAATGGGCGTAAATCGTAGTTGTCATTGTGTTTGTCTCCTTTTTGATTTTGATTCGGGAGCTTTGCGCTCTCTCAAGTACGCCCTTATTGTACGCCATTTGTGCGTACAAATCAATAGGCAGAATGCACAAAACTTAAACTCAATATTTGTACAAAATGGCAAGGAGGCCGTTGAATGGACAATATACAAAGCAAAATAACCCCCGAAAGGCTGCAGGAGCTGACGCGGATACTGCAAAAATACAAGACCGGCAAGGCGCACCTTGAGCGGCGCGTAGTCGGCGCGGAAAACTGGTGGAAGCTGCGTAACAGCAGCGAGGAAACGAAAACCACGTCGCTCGACGACGGCGGCTTCCGCAGCCGCTCCGGCTGGCTGCACAACGTCATCGTATCGAAGCACGCGGATGCGATGGAGGCATATCCGGAGCCTAACATACTACCGCGCGAGCCGGGCGACCGCGAAGAGGCGCGGATGCTCAGCAGCATCGTGCCGGTAGTAATGGAGCAAAACCTCTTTGAGGATACCTACTGCGATGCGATGTGGCAAAAGCTCAAGACCGGCACGGGCGTATATAAGGTAACGTGGGACGCGGACAAGCTCGGCGGCCTCGGCGACATCTCGATAGAGCGCGTCGACCTGCTGAACCTCTTCTGGGAGCCGGGCGTGCGCGACATACAGGACAGCCGGTATTTTTACCACACGGCGCTGCACGACAACGATATCCTGGAGCAGAGATACCCACAGCTTGAGGGTAAGCTCAAGGGCAGCCCGTTCACGGCGACCAAGTTTTTGTATGATGACGCGGTCGATACGAGCGGCAAGACGACGGTTATCGACTGCTACTACAAGCTGTGGCAGGACGGGCGCACGGTGCTCCACTACGTCAAGTACGTCGGCGACACGGTGCTTTACGCGACGGAGGACGAGGGCAAGCCGCTGTATGATCACGGGCTTTATCCCTTTGTCTTCGATTCGCTGTTCCCCGTCGAGGGCAGCCCCTGCGGCTACGGTTTTGTCGACCTGTGTAGCAACGCGCAGACGGCAATAGACCTGATGGACACGGCGTTCGTCAAAAACACGATGGTGGGCGCGATGCCGCGATACTTCAGGCGCAACGACGGAGGCGTACATGAGGATGAGTTTCTGGATCTGTCGACGCCGCTGGTGACGGTGGACGGCAACCTCGGCGATGATGCGCTCAAAATTATAGATTACCGGCCTTTGAGCGGCAATTACATGGAGTTTCAGGCCGGAAAAGTGAACGAATTGCGCGAGACTTCCGGCAATACCGAGACGGCCACGGGGTCGACCTCGCAGGGCGTGACGGCGGCAAGCGCCATCGCGGCGCTTCAGGAGGCGAGCGGCAAGGGCAGCCGCGACAGCACGAAGACCAGTTACAGGGCGTACAGCCAAGTGGTAACGCTAGTAATTGAGCTGATACGGCAGTTTTACGATGTGCCGCGGCAGTTTCGCATCACGGGCAGCCTCGGCGAAGAGCAGTTTGTGCAGTACGGTAACGCGGGCTTGCGCGGGCAGCCGCTCGGCATGCTGGGCGGGCAGGACATGGGCATGAGACTGCCGGTATTTGACATCGAGGTTAAGGCGCAAAAGGCCGCGGCGTACACCAAGATGAGCCAAAACGAGCTGGCACTGCAGTTTTACTCGCTGGGCTTCTTCAACCCCGCGCAGGCGGACACGAGCCTGATGTGCCTTGACATGATGGAGTTTGACGGCAAGGACGCGCTGATGCAAAAGATATCGCAGATGGGCGGGATGTATCAGCAGCTCATCATGTACCAGCAGATGGCGCTGACGCTGGCGCAAAAATACGAGCCAAACCTCGCGGCGGGACTCATGACGGCGATAACCGGCGAACAGCCCCAGCAGCGGCAGGCACCGGCAGACGTCAACCTCGACGCGGGACAGCCGCAGGAACAGACGCGCGTACAAAACGCGCGGGCGCGCAGCAGACAGGCGTCACAGCCGGGAGGCGCGGAATGATAAGCGTACACGCGGGGCTGACGGGGATAGATATAAAAGGCCATGCGCACTATGCGCCGCAGGGCGAAGACATTGTTTGCGCGGCGGCGTCGATACTGGCTATGACGCTGTTGGACATCTGCGAGGACGCGGAGATCAGGCGCGAGGACGGGCACATCAGCATCAAGCACGGCGACCCGGCGGCGATACTCTTCGCGCGGCGCGGGTATAAGCTGCTGGCCGACGCGTATCCGGAGTTTGTGGAGGTAATATGACGGTTACAACGACAGGGCGCGCCGCATACCGCGGAGGTGCGAGCCATACGGGATATCTCGCGGGCTTTGAGACGGCAAACAAGCTCACCCGCGTGCTCCGCTACACCTTCATAACGCCCGCGGACGGAGTGAGCAAGCTGAGCTTCACGGGGGCGCATCTGGCGCACAGCGCGTCGTACTCGTGGGGCGGGCTTAACTGGTACGCCACCACGTCGCCGACGTCACATGTAAACGCGGGCGCAGGCTCCGCGAGCCACGGGACGCTGACGATCACCGGCAACGGCAAGGACTACGACATCTCCGCAGCGGAAGCGGCGGTCAACCTCCCCGCGAACACGGAAGCCTACATATATATATTTCCCAACAACGCGAATTACTTTTTATGGAATTTTGCAAACGTCGCAAGCCTGAACATAACGACAGCGGCGGGCAGCTCGACGATCGCGGCGATAACGCAGACGGTCGAGACGCTGGGGACGCTGACGGTGAGCCTTAACAAGGCGGTGGACGCGTTCCGCCACAGGCTGAAGGTGACGGCGGGTGACAAGACGTTGTACACGTCAGAGCTGTTCGACGCCTCGCACAGCGTGACTGTGCCGAGATCGTGGTTTGACAGCTTCCCGAGCGCTACGACGATATCTGCCACGGCTACGGTGACGACGTACAACGGCGACACGGCAGTGGGCACGGCGAGCGCGGCGGTGACGATAACGGCGGACGACGGCATGAGGCCGCAGATATCCGAGGGCTGGGCAACGGCTGCACCGTACAACATCGGCGCAGTGGCAGGGCTGACGGGCTACATCGCGGGCTATTCGCAGGCCGAGATAAGCTTCGACGCCGCCAAACTGACACAGGCGGCGGGGGCTGCGCTTGCAAGCGTCACAGTGACGTGCAGCGGCGCCGTGGTCACTGCGGCACCTTACAGGACGCCTATCCTCCTGGACGCGGCTGACGTAGTGTGCGCGGCGACAGACAGCAGAGGCAGGACAGCGACGCAGACAATACGGATAGAGCCGATGACATATGCGCCGCCTACGCTGAGCCAAGTGCAGATACTTCGTTGCACGGCGGCGGGCGTGGAGGCCGAGGACGGCAACTACTACAGCGCAAAGGCGACGGCGACATTCAGCGCGCTCGGCGGGCAGAACACTCTGACGCTGACGGCGGCGCACAAGATACAGGGCGGCGTATACGGCACGGAGACGCCGCTCACGTCCGGCGAGACGGCAATCATCGGCACGATATCCCCCGACAGCACGTATCAGGTGCGAATAACGGCGACGGATGCGCTCGGCAATACGGCGGTGACGGTGACGTCCCTGCCGACGCGGCAATGGGCGCTGAAATTCCGCGCGGACGGACTCGGTGCGGCTTTTGGAAAAGCGCCGGAGCACAGCAAGGCGATAGAACTACCGGAGGGATGGCAGATATGGATAGGCAATGAGACTATCAGGCAGAGCATAACCGACGCTCTGCTGCCGGTGGGCATCTATATAACGCTGTCAGTGGACACCGACCCGGCGACACTATGGGGCGGCACGTGGGAGCGCGTGGATGAGGGGCGGACGCTTATATCAGCCGGCAGCACGTACACTGCCGGGAGCACGGGCGGCGAGGCAACGCATACCTTGATAAACTCGGAAATACCTTCGCACAACCACGCTATCTGGTATCCTAATGAGAGCGCGGGGAACAATTCGGCGCAGATTGGTTATCCGAGCGTTGCGAGTAAAAGCACCTACTACGCAGTTGGTTCTAATACGGGCGACGTCGGCGGCGGAGAAGCTCACAACAATATGCCGCCTTATTTGGCGGTGTACATCTGGCACAGGATAGGATAAGGAGGGCAAAATGGCAACATACGAAGACGAACGCAAGAAACAGGAGCAGGCCGCGATGAGCGGCGCGCAGCAACAGAACACACAGCAGCCCGCACAGCAGCCGGACAATACGCAGTATCAGGCGACCATGCAGGCGCTTGAGGGCGCGAAGACGCAGGCTCCCGTGTACGGCGGGCAGTATGACCAGCAGATACAGGATATATACCAGCAGATAGTCAACCGCAAAAAGTTCAGCTATGACGCGGCGTCAGACCCGCTTTTCCAGCAGTACAAGCAGCAGTACACCCAGCAGGGACAGCAGGCGATGCGCGACACTATGGGGCAGGCGGCGGCGCTCACGGGCGGCTATGGCAGCAGCTACGGGCAGGCTGTGGGGCAACAGCAGTATGACGCATACCTTCAGCGGCTCGGCGAGGTGCTGCCGGAGACTTACAGCATGGCGCTCAATCAGTACAACGCCGAGGGCGACGCGCTGACGAACCAGCACGCGATGCTCAACGACATGGCGGCGACCGACTACAACCGCTACCGCGACCAGCTCGGCGACTGGCAGTACGGCGAAGCGCTCAGGCGGCAGGACGAGGAGACGGCATACGGCAGGCAGCAGGACGCATACAACAAGCTGCTGTACCTCATCAACAACACCGGCTACTCTCCCACCGACGAAGAGCTGACGGCGGCGGGGCTGACACGCGATCAGGCGGACAAGCTGCTCTATATGTGGCAGCTGCAAAACGCGGGCGCGAGCGGTTCTGGAGGCGGCAGCGGGGGCGGGGGCGGCGGTCACTACGACACCGGCGGCGGAGGAAACGGCAGGGCGGACGTTGACGCGACAACGCTTGCCGGAATGAAACAGACGATATACAACCTCTACAAATATTACGGCAAGGACGCGGCAGCGGACAGGCTCGACCAGTACGCAGGCCAGCTCAACGACGCGCAGTACGCGCAGCTTGTGCAGCAGGCGCAGGAGCTGATGAACGGCGCGGGGCAGGCAAAGAAAACCCCAACAATAAAAAAGCCGGGGCAGAAAAAGAAGAGCGGCGGCAGCGGCGGCTCCGGCAGACAGAACACGGCGGCAACAAGATAAAAACGGAGGCGGAGCATGGCTTACAATCCTTTCCGAGACGGCAAGCAGACGCAGAGCACGCAGACCGGGCGAGTGAATCCGTTCCGGCAGACCAGCGCGGACAGAAGCGACAGAGAGCGCGTGATGCGCAACTGGCAGAGCGACGCGGAGCAGCACGGCATATTGAACAATCCCCAGTATACCGACGAGGGCAAAGCGTATCAGCAGATGGCGCAGGAATACGCAAAGTACGGCACACAGTATCAGAACCAGCTCAAACAGGGCATGACCGGGCGGCAGTGGGCGGCTGACACGGCGCGGCGGCTTGAGGAGCTTACACAGCAGCAGAGAGCGGCACAGCAGACGGAACGGCGCAGGCAGGACGCGGACGCTATAGGCGATCCGGGACTGTGGGTGACTACGACGGAGCAGTACGACGCACTGCCAGAGGCTCGCAGACAGGAGGAGGCGCGCAGGGCAAAGCAGCGCCCTGCCGTAAGCCTTGCCGACTACGACAAGCGCATAGCGGAGCTGCGCAAGGAAAAGGAATGGGCAGACTACTTTGCCGAGGCCGGACTGCGCGATGAGGCAGACTACAAGGCCGGCAGTGCCAGGGGTAAGGCCACGTATGAGAGTGCCGACGCTGCGACCGCGCGGAAGCGCATCGGCGAGCTTGAACAGCGGCTGGTCGCTCTGAACCAGAACAGCGGCTGGGCGAGCACGGTGGAGCAGTCGGACGAGATCGAGCGTGAGCGGAACGCCATCCAGCAGGAGCTGGAATCTCTCGGCGCGGGCTACAAGAACGCACAGTTGGCGGACTATGCCATGAGCTGGCGCAACGGTGTCCGGGACAACTGGACGGATGAAGAGCGCAGCAACTTTTACTACCTCTACAACGACAATAAGGACGAGGCACAGGCTTACGCGCGGCGCATCAATGACAGATACGCTTATTCGGACGCGCAGGCGAAGAAGGAAAAGGTCGGCGAGTGGGCAAGTCAGAATTTCTGGACGGGCTTGGCTGGCACGGTAGCCTCCGTGGGGCTGACCATGACGTCTCTTGCCGACACGCTTGACAGGACGAATGAATATGCGGCGACCGGAGACGTCTCGGCCAAATCCGGCCTCACCCCCGCGGACATAGGCATGGCGATGACGTCCGCAATTGCCTCGTCGCTGAACGAGAAGAGCGGGACTATCAATGAGGACATTCCATTCGTGGGGTACCTGTTCGGTGGCAGAGGCTTGGGCGACCTATACGAGACGGGGGTGAGCATCCTCAATTCCCTCGCATCTGTATACATGCTGGGCGGCGTGGGCACGTACGCCAACTTCTTCGGGCAGGCGAGCAAAACGGCCTACGAGGAGGGCATACAGCGCGGGCTCAGCGTAGACAAGGCGCTGACCTACGGCTACGCAAGCGGTGTCGCCGAGGTTGCGGGCGAGATGTTCTCAATAGAGCATCTAATAAAGATGAAGAACCCCAGCTCGCTCAAGGGCATTATCAAGAACATCTTCGTGCAGGGCGGCATCGAGGCAAGCGAAGAGTCGGCCACGACGCTGATGAACACGATATCGGACGCAATAATAAACGGCGACAAGAGCGAGCTTGCTAGCAACTACTACGCGCTGATACAGGCGGGTTACAGCCCTGCGGAGGCCTCGCAGCTGGCTATATCCGACTGGACGCAGGGCATAATGTACGACGCGCTCGGCGGCTTCGTCAGCGGCACCGTGAGCGGCACAATACAGAGCGGCGTGCAGGGCAGCATGACGTATGCGGGCGATGCGCAGGAGCTTATCGACTACGCCAAGAGCGAGGGCGCGGACACTGCGGCCGCGAAACGTGCGCAGAAATACGAGGATCGCGTGAAGAGCGGGAAGCGCATGACGAACTATCAGGCGGGGACGCTCACGGAGCTTGCGCAGGAGGCCGTGGTCTCGAAAGACCTCGATAACATCCGCGAGGCCGTCGGCAAGCGGCTTGCCGCGCTCGGCGAAAACAATTCAACGCTCACGGAAGCCGTTGTGCGGCAGGCGGTGCAGCAGGAGGCAAAGGCGGCGGACATCAGCGTCCCGAAGGTCACGGAGAAGCAGCGCGGCCTGATCCAGAACAGCAAGGCGGCAAAGCGCGTGCTTTCCGAGATGGACATCGGCAACATGCGCATGGAGACCGCGGCGGAGCTGAGCGGGTATGACGGCAGCCAGTATCAGCGCTCTAACGAGTGGGCACGGGATATCGGCACACGCATCATTGCACCCGGCGAATACGGTGTACGCAGCACCAACACCGTGACCGCAGAGGAGAAGCGGGCAAACGTGAAAGTCGGCGACGAGAGCGGCAAGGTCGTCGGCTTCAAGAACGGCATGGCGCGCGTCGAGATCACGGAGAACGGCAAGAGTACCATCCGGGAGGTAAAGCCCGACGACGTGCAGCAGCTCCCCAAGCAGACGCGCAGGCTGTTTGACGAGATATCCCGCTATGACGGGGACACGCAGGCGGCAATGTACGCGGCGTATATGCCGGGGCAGGACATAGCAGCATACGTGCAGGCGGCGGACACTGCGATGAACCTCTACGGCGCGCAGACCAAAGCAACACTTGAGCAGGCGCGCAGTTTCGGCAAGGCGACCTTCCGGATGCTGAGCGACGCCCAGCTCGACGCGCTGATGCAGGCAGGGCGCAAGCTCGCGGATCAGCGGAAAGCGGCGGCGGAGCGCACCGGCGAGAGCAAGGGCGAGGTCAAGCTGGGCAAGGTGTCTTACGACGGCGGCGAGGCCGACGGGCGCAAGCTCAAAGCCCCAAGCAAGGAAGCGATAGACCGCATGAGCGACGCCGAGAAGACCCTCGCGGAGGCGCTGACGGCTACGGGCGTGAACGTTGTGTTCTACGAGAGCGAGGCAAACGCCGAGGGCAGATATAGCGGCGCGCAGGGCATGTACTACAACGGCACGGTTTACCTCGATGTGAACGCAGGCATGAACAGCGTGGAGAGCGGGCAGCGGACGATAGTTCTGACGGCAGCGCACGAAATGACGCACTTCATTCGCGAGAACAGCGAGGCCGGATATATAGCGCTGCGCGAGTTCATAACCGACAGGCTCATGCAGCAGGGACTGGATATCGAAGAGCTTGTCACACAGAAGCGCGCACGAGAGAGCCGCGAGTTGAGCTATGACGAGGCCGTGGAGGAGGTAATAGCCGACGCGTGCGAGACGGTTCTGACGGAGCCGACGGCAATAAGGCAGCTTGCAAGCGATAATATGCCTCTGGCAAAGAAGATACGCAAGTGGCTGAATGATTTCTTCAGGAAAATCAAAAGCGCGTTTGCGGGGCTTGAGGCCGTCCACGACGAGGCCAAGGCAATGACCGACTACATGGACGAGCTGCGGGCAATGTGGGACGACGCACTCGCCGAGGCCGTGCGGAACAGGGCAAACAAAAACGCCGCCGAAAACGGCGACGGGACGAAGTTCTCTGTACGTGAGGTTGACGGGCAGCAGATAGCGTGGATAGAGAACAGTAGTCTCAGCAATAAAGACCTGCGCGACCACAAGAAAATTGCCGAGTATATCGGGCGGCATATCGGCGAAGTCTATACCATCATTGAGAGCGGGCAGCGCGTGTATATCGGCGAGGACTTGCCCTCGGAATACACACAGTCGGAATACACCAAACGGCTGCTGAAGAACAATCCGGCAACGTTAAAAGCGAAGAACCGTGCATCAGACGCGCTCGGCGACATGATAGAGATCGCTAGCGACCGGAGATGGGAAAAGACCAAGCATACCCACAACAAAGACGCAAAGTTCGGGATGTACCGTTACAATTCACGGTTTGCGTTTGCAGTGAATGGCGGAAATGGCACTCCGAATGTTCATGCCTATGACGTTGAGCTGCTGATACGCAACGCTTCGGACGGGAAAAAGTATCTGTATGACATAGTCAACATAAAGAAAAACACCGCATACGCGATTGAACTCCAGCAAAGGGAGTCCAGAAGGGGCGGCAAAGATGCCGCCTCGCGCAACGGTGTTTCTGATACCAGTATACGCTCATCTTCCGAAAATAGCAATACCCAAATCAAAAAATCTGAGAGAGATGTTGACCTGACTGCGAAGTATCCGCAGCTCAACCTCAACGAGGACATATCGGAGCTTGACGGCGTACCCGCAATAGAGCTTACCGACGGCAGCGTTCTGCCGATAACCGAGCGCGACGGCAGATACCCGACGCACGTTTCATTCATAGAAGCGAACCGCATAGACGTTGACGATCTCAAGAGCGGCGGCTGGATAGGCAACGGCGTATATGACCCGTCTTTCACCAGCGACACGCAGCGCTATATAGAGCAGCAGCAGGCGAGAAAACGCGTGGCGGAGCTGACGGGCAAGCAGTATGAGCAGTTCAGGTACAGTATGCGCGACGATGCCATGACCGACAGGGAACTTCTCGCGAGGGCGCTTGACAGCGTAGCGGCGACGGAAAGTGAAAGAAAGCTTCTTGCGCAGTACCGCACCGAATTTGACCGGTATCAGGAGCTATACGACAAGCTGGACGATGCGCAGATAGAATACAGCGCGGCGCGGCGGGCGGTAGACGACGCATACGCTCAGGCCAAGCGCAGCAAGCTCACCGCAGAGGAACGCCGCAGAACAGAAAGCGCATGGCGCGAAAGAATAGGCGCGCTCAAGGAAACGCAGCAGGAGACACGGGAGGCGCGCGACAAGCTGCTGAAAGAGGTAGACGCGCAAGACAGAAAGCTTCTCAAACTGCGCGCGATGAACCCAGTGAAAGACATGCTTTCCCGCGCAAGGGCAGATATGCGCGAGACTATCAAGGCAAGGCAGAGCAAAACCGACACAAGGGCAAAAGTGCGCGATATGGCGAAGAAGCTCAGCGACCTGCTCCTCAAGGAATCGAAAGAGAAACACGTACTGCTTGAGCTTCAAAAGCCTGTGGCTGAGGTTCTGGACATGCTCAACCTCGACACCGTCAACGCGGCGGAGCGCGTCGCCAAATACGACGCGGCCATAGCAAAGACGACAGACCCGGAGATGAAGCGCGAGCTTGCGGAGACCCGCGACAGAATACAGGCGCAGGGCGACAGACTCAAGACTCGGCTGGATGCGCTGCACACGGCTTATCAGGCAATCGCAAACTCTGCCGACCCGACGGTGGCGAACGGCTACGACGAGAACATAGCCGCGAAAATGCAGGAGGTCTCGCAGCTCGTAGGAGATACGCCGCTTGTGAAAATGACGCAGGAACAGCTCGACGCGGTACACGATCTACTCAAGATGACCTACACCGTCGTATCGAAAGCGAACAAGGCGTTTGTGCTGAACCAGAAAGCGGGCATTGAGGAGAGGGCGCAGGCAGAGATCGACAGGCTCTCCGCAACAGAGGGGGCAGACCTCGGCCTCAAGCCGGTGCAGTTTGTAAAGCGGCAGTTCTGGTCAATGCTCAAGCCCGGCGAAATATTCCACAAAGTGGGCGGCGAGCTTGAGCAGGCTTACAACGAGGTACGCAAGGGCGAAGACGTCAGAGCACGGGACGTTGTAACGGCGCGCTCGTTCTTCCTGCAGGCGGCCGAAAAGCACGGATACTTCTCTTGGGCGCTTGAGGAAAAGCACGATTTCGTCTCGGCTCAGGGCAGACCGTTCAGCCTGTCGCTTGATGACATGATGTCCGTTTACGCTACCAGCCGGCGCGAGCAGGGCAAGAAACATCTTGAGGCGGGCGGCATAGTGTTCGGCAAGAACGGAAAGATAAAGGTCAAGAAAAAGGGCGTCACGCTGACGATGTCGCAGATCAAGGCGCGGGCATACACGCTCGACGAACAGGTGCTCGACGAGATCATAGGCAAGCTCACGCCGGAGCAAAAGGCTTTCGTAGAGGAGATGGAAAACTGGCTTTCCACGAAGCCTGCCGAATGGGGCAACGAGGTATCGCGCGAGCTGTACGGTATAAACCTGTTCAAGGAGAAGGTCTACTGGCCTATCAAGAGCGCGTCGGAGTACCTGCAAAGCCGGAGCGGCGACAGCGACAATGTGAAAATCAAGAACAGCGGCTTTACGCGCAGCACGGTCGAGAAAGCCAACAACCCGATATACATAGGCGGCTTTGTGGACACATGGAGTCAGCACGTATATGAGATGGCGACGTATCACGGCTTCACGCTGCCGCTTGAGGACTTCACGAGAATATTCAACTACGCGACCAGCGCGAGCGACATAGAAAACGGCGCGAACTCTGTCAAGGCGATGCTTACAAACGCGTTCGGCTCGGAAGCGCCGGTGCAGCAAATAGAACTCCTGCTCAAGGATGTGAACGGCAGCGCGCGGTCTGACCCCACGACGGAGCTGATGAACAAGGGGCTTGCGTTTATGAAGAAGTACGCGGTCGCCGGTTCGCTGTCGGTATCAATTCAGCAGCCCTCGGCAATAGCCAGAGCAACGGCATATATTGACCCGAAGTATTTCGCCGGGGAGAAGATAACCGCCGAGAAGCACAAGGAGCTGTGGGAGCACATAAAGAAGTACGCCCCCGTGGCCGCCATAAAGGAAATAGGCTATTTTGATCAGGGATTGGGCAGAAGCGCCCGCGAGTGGATGACCGCGCGGGAATATGGCGGACTTGCGGAAAAGGCGAAGGGCCTCGTGACTGACAGCAACTACCGGAGCGACGTTATCATGGCGCTTCCGGGGCTGATGGACGAATTGACATGGTGCTCCATCTGGCAGGCGGTTGAGCGCGAAGTAGCGGACACGACAAACCTCAAAACCGGAAGCGAGGAATTCAACAAGCGAGTCGGTGACAGGTTCACGCAGATCATAACGGAGACGCAGGTCTACGACTCCGTGTTCTCCCGAAGCGCGATGATGAGGTCGAAGGATGTCGGCGTCAAGATGGCGACGGCGTTCATGGCGGAGCCGCTGACGAACGTCAGTATGGTGGTTGACGCGATAGACGACTTCCGAAACGGGCGGAAGGCGCTCGGAGTGCGAAAGCTAGGTTCTGTTGTTGCTTCCATGCTTCTCAACAGCATACTCGTGTCGTTCGTTTATGCGGCGCGCAACGACGATGACGACAAGAGCTACATCGAAAAATATATAGCTGCGCTGACCGGGGAGCTGAAAGATGGATTCAACCCGCTGACGTATATCCCCTATATCAAGGACGTTGTGTCGATAGTTCAGGGGTACGACGTGGAGCGCAACGACATGACCATGATTGCCGACCTCTGGAATGCGTACACCTCGCTGAAGAGCGACAAGAAGTCCACGTACAGAAAAATTGAGGACTTCGCGGGGCGCATTGCGCAGATATTCGGCCTTCCGCTCAAAAACGTGATGCGAGATATGCGGGCGGCCTACTACACATACGACACCATCACAAACGGCGAAGAGACGACGTGGCAGGGCGCGCTTCAGGCGGTTGCCGAGGGATGGACAGGAGAAAGCCCCTCAAACTCTGAGCAGCTTTACGACGCGCTGGTGAGCGGGAACGCGAAACAGGCAGACAGGGTAAAGGCGCGGTTTGAGGACGAGAGCGCCGCTCAGGCCGCGGTGAAGAAGGTAATCCGCGAGAAATACGCGCCGACAGACGGCGGGAAGCAGAGCATAGACAAGCAGACCGCTATAAAGCAGCTGCAGGACTACGCCGGAATGAGCAAGCAGGAGGCGGAAAAGCAGGTGGCCAAGTGGACGGTCTCTCTGGCGTACGGCTTCGAGTACGGCGACACCAAAGATGAGTACCTTAACGGCAACATAACCATAGACAAGGCGAAGCGCGTGCTTATGGGAGCCGGAGCGACGGACATGGAGGCGGACGCCAAGACGCTGCAGTGGAAGTTTGAGAAGGACACCGGCATAGCCTACGACGATATGTCTGACGCATACGTGAGCGGGGATATCTCGCGGAGCGATGCGGTGAACTACCTCGTCAAGTACGGCAAAACATACAGGGCGGATGCGGAAGCGACGGTTCAGCAGTGGCAGTGCGAGAAGGACACGGGCTTCAAGTACAGCGAGCTGAAGGATCTGTATGTTGCGGGGACAATATCGGCGGATCGCGCGGCGGCGCTGCGGAGCAAATACGGCGGAGCCTCAGAGGACGACGCAAAGTCAACCGTGCTGCAGTGGCAGTGTGTCAAGGACACCGGCATTGAATACTCGGATATCCGCAAGGCGTACGAGGAGAAACGCGTCTCCGGCGAGGCCGTTGAAAATATGTTGATGAAGTACGGCGGCAAGAGCAAGGACGACGCCGCTGCCAGACGCGAGAAATACGACTTCACCATCGCAAACCCCGGAACCGAGGACATATCCGATGCGGCGGTGCAGAAGTACAACGAGTCCGTAGCGGCGGCAGGCATAAGCGGGAAGGATTATTACACATCGTGGCAGATGTATAACCGCACCGAATCGGACTATGACGAAAACGGCAAGCCGATAAGCTACTCGAAGCTTTACAAGATTGCGGCGTACATCGACAGTCTGAACCTGACCAATGCGCAGAAGGACGCGATGTTCTGCGCGTTCTATACCGCGCGGAACCTGCGGCGAACCCCGTGGCACTAATACGCGGACACACTGGGAGAAATCCCAGTGTGTTTTTATGTTTTTTGAAAAATTTTCGCGTTTTGGGGTTAGAGAAATGAGAGCGGGATTTGTTATCATAAAGCTAAGAGTCGTGGGCTTAACCCAGAGAATAAACAAGGAGGCATCCTATGCACACAAAATTTGACTTCGACCTCCAGCTTTTTGCCGAGGGCGGCGCACCCGCAGGCGAGGGCGGAGGAGAAGCAACGGGCGAAAGTACTGCCGACGCCGGGCAGAGTTTTGAAGCAAGACTTGAGGCCTTGAACGTACCCAAAAGCAAGATAAGAAAGGGCGCATACAAGAATGCCCCGACACCCGCGGCGCCTGCGCAGCAGGAGGAGCCGCACGAGAAGGAGCCGGAGCAGGAAGAAAGCGGAGCCGCCGTCCGCAAGAGCTGGGATGAGGTCAAGGCAGAGTACAAGGCGGAATTTGACGCAGAGATGCAGGGCACGATCAAAAGACGGCTGAAGAACAGCGACGCAGAGCTTGAGACACTGCGCGCGAAGGAAGCCGCGGCCGCGCCGCTGTATGACTATCTGGCCAGCCGCTACGGACTCGACGCCGCTAACCTGAACGTGGAGGAGCTTATACAGAAGTTCCGCGAAGACGACGCCATGTTCGAGGAGGACGCGGCGAGACTGGGGACAGACGCAGGCACGGCCAAAAAAATGATTCTGGCCGAACAGGACGGCAAGCGCAAGGCGCGCGAAGATGAAGCCAACCGGCAGGCACGGCAGAAGGAGCTGGAGGACGCATTCAAGCGTCAGCAGGCTTCCAGCCACTTCGACGAGCTGCGCAGGCAGGGCGAGGAGCTGAAGAAAGAGTTTTCGGACTTCGACCTTGCGGCAGCAATGAGCGACGAAGCGTTCGTGAAATTCACGCAGCCGGGGAGCAACATAAGCGTACGCGCGGCGTATCTGGCACTGCATCCGGAGGTGCAGGAGCAGCGCGTACAGCAGGCGGCAGCAAAGGCAACGGAGGCTGTTTCCGCTTCAGTCGCCGCCAACAGGGCGAGGCCGAGGGAAAACGGCAGTCAGGCCGCCACACTTGCGACAAACGACCCCAGAAACATGACGAAAGAGGAACGCGCGGCACTGCGTAAGAGAATTTACGCCGCCGCCTACAACGGGGAAAAGCTCCCGTTAGGAGGCTGACCCCATGAGATGAAAGGAAATATATGAACAAGTTTTTTAACCTTCAGTTTTTCGCCGACGCGGGTACGCTTGTAAACGCTACCGGCAACTATGTCAACGCGGGCACCGGCACGATCACTGCGTTCGACGGCACCAACACCCTCGCACCCGAACTCAAGGCGTTCTACGACACTGAGCTTCTCGAAAACGCCCGCGTAGAACAGTTCTACGCGCAGTTCGGCAAGAAGCAGCCGCTCCCCAAGAACCACAAGGGACAGGTCGAGTGGCGCAAGTGGAATACCTTCGAGAAGGCCTCGAAGCTGACCGAGGGCGTCATCCCCACCGGTCAGAAGTTCGGCGTCAGCTCGCTGACCGGCAGCATCGACCAGTACGGTACTTACACCTCCATCACCGACAAGCTGGAGCTTCGCGCCTACGACGACGTCATCCTCGGCGCGACCGAGGAGATGGGCGCTTCCGCCGCGGAGACGCAGGAGAAGCTGATCCGCGACGCGCTGCTCGTCGGCACCAACGTCCTTTACTGTGACAACGTCGACAAGGATACCGGTGCGGTCATCGGCACTCCGACCAACTGTGCGACTATGGGCGCAGGCGGCAGCTCTTCCAGCGGCGGCAGCTCCACTCCTGACGGCTGGGCGCTGCTTACCCCCGCGATGATCAACAAGGCCGTGACCATAATGAAGAAGAACCGCGTCCCGCGCATCAACGGGCGCTACTACGCCGTCATTCACCCGTCCGTTGCGCATGACCTGCGCGAGAGCGACGGCTGGATCGAGGCGCACAAGTACGCCGCACCCGAGGAGCTGTTCAACGGCGAGATCGGCGAACTGCACGGCGTGCGCTTCATCGAGGATGCGTTTGCCCCTGTTCTCGGTGGCACCACCTATAAGAACAAGTCCGAGGGCGTGACCTACGCGACCTACTTCTTCGGCAAAGACTCCTTTGGTATCATCGACCCGGAGGGCGGCGCGCTGGAGATGATAGTCCACGACAAGGACGAGATCGGCGGACCGCTGAACCAGTTCAGCACCATCGGCTACAAGTTCGAGACGAATGGCGCGACTATCCTCTATCAGGAGCGCATGCTCCGCGTGATGAGCGTGTCCACCTTCTCCGCAACTGACGCGGCCAACTGACAACAAACCGGCGGGGACATTCCCCGCCGGAACCTGAAAGGAGATTAACATTAACATGGCAAAGAACACCGACATGGTTGAAGTAACCATACCGAGAGGCAGCGACAGGGGCGACCCGAACCTCTTCGTAGCTGTCAACGGCGTCAATTATATCCTGCCGCGCGGCAAGAAAAGCACCGTCCCGAAGTTCGTCGCGGACGAGATAAAGCGCAGCCAGGAAGCAGAAGACAAGTTCTATGAGACCAGAGACGATCTGAAACAGGAGCTTCCGAAATTCTAACAGGCGGGCGGTAAACCCGCCTGTTTTAGGAGATACACATGACCGTACTTGAAATAATAAATAGGGCGGACACGCTTGAGCCGAACGCATATTCGGCGGACGAGAAAATACGCTGGCTGTCAAACCTCGACGGGAAAATCTTCGAGGAGGTCATAAAGACCCACGAGGGCGGCGCAGAGAGCTTCACCCCGTACAGCACAGGCGACGAGGAGCTGCTGCTCGCAGAGCCGTACGGCGAGGACGTGTACACCCATTACATCGCGGCGATGATCGCGGCGGGAAACTCTGAGGCGAGCCGATATAATCAGCAGATAGCGATGTACAACGCGAACTACGGGCAGTGGTTCAACTGGTACAACCGGACGCACAGGCCGCTGCCGAAAAGCAAACGCTTCGTGTTCTGAGGTAATAGTATGCCGACATTCCCATATTTGGACGCGCAGACCACACAGCGCGACACGACAGATTCGTTTTACGGCTACAATCACCAGACGAAGATAGGCAAAGGCGAATTCTACGAGACCCGAAATTTGAGCACAGACCACACGCCGATGCTTGCGCCGCGCAGGCCGCGCGGGATTACTGAAGTGAGCGGGGAGCTGCAAGGGATAATAGAGAAAGACGCGCTCGCGTACGTTGCGGGCGGAACGCTCTACTACAACGGCGCTGCGACGCCCGTGACGGGACTTGCAAGCGGCTCTAAGCAGCTCGTAAGCATGGGGGCATATATAATCATATTTCCGGACAAGGTCTACTACAATACCGCAGACGGCGCAGACTACGGCAGCATAGAGGCGACGTTCAGCACGACCGGAAGCGTAAGTTATGCGCTGTGCCGCGCCGACGGCGACGAGTATACCACACCGACGGTATCGGCAACGGAGCCGGACAACCCGCAGAATCTTGACCTGTGGATAGACACAAGCTCCACGCCGCACGTGCTGCGGCAGTATGGCAGCGCGGCGGGAACGTGGGCGGAGATCGTGACGGTGTACACCAAGCTGACGTTCTCCACGCAGGGGCAGATACCGGCGCTGTTTGCGAAATACGACGGCGTGACCATCAGCGGCGCAAGCTTCGCTGACGCGAACGGGGACAAGATTATCTATGCCGTCGGCGGCGAGGCGGACAAGGTGGCGGACTATATCGTCGTCGTGGGGCTGCTGGAGCAGGCGTACAGCGACGAGACGAGCGATATCACGATCAAGCGCAGTGCACCGCAGATGGACTATGTCTGCGAATGCCAGAACCGGCTATGGGGCTGCCGCTACGGCAACGACGGCACGCAGAACCTCAACGAGCTTTACTGCTGCGCACTCGGCGACTTCAAAAACTGGCGGCAGTATCTCGGCCTCAGCACAGACAGCTGGACGGCTTCCGTCGGCTCGGACGGAGTATGGACGGGATGCGTCAACTATCTGGGCAGCCCACTATTTTTCAAGGAAAACCGAATACACCGCATAACCGTGTCTTCAACGGGGGCGCACAGAGTAGCGGAGACGGTAGCGCGAGGCGTTCAGCGCGGGAGTGGCCGGAGCCTTGCGGTCGTCAACGAGACACTGTACTACAAGTCCCGCGAGGACATATGCGCGTATCAGGGCGGCTTCCCCACGGGCGTAAGCGAGGCGCTTGGGCAGGAGCTGTACAGCGATGCGGCGGCCGGAGCCGTGGGCAGCAAGTACTACATTTCCATGAAGGACAAGGCCGGAGACTGGCATCTGTTCTGCTTCGACATCTCGAAAACGCTGTGGATGCACGAAGACGAGCTGCACGGCGAAGCTTTCGCGCGCGTGGATGACGAGCTGTACTGCATTGCTGGCGGGAAGCTTGTCGGCCTGCTGGGCTACGGCGGAACGCGTGAGGCGGACGTCAGCTGGGAAGCGGTCAGCGGGATTATGTACTATGAGTACCCCGGCAATAAATACATATCGCGCTATGACATCCGGCTGAACATGGCGAAGGGCGCAAAGTTCGAGGTCTACATCGAATACGACAGCACAGGCGTGTGGCAGCGCGGCGGAAGCGCGACGGCGTACAGAGAGGGCACGACAAGCTATACGTTCCCGATACGTCCGCGCCGCTGCGACCATATGCGGCTCAAGCTGTGCGGCACCGGAGAGAGCCGAGTGTTCTCAATCGCGCGAATCTTGGAGATAGGGAGCGACTACCGATGAGCGTTTTTGATATGCCCCCGATCCTGCAGGGGACGCCTGAGCAGCAAATCTCGGCGTTGCGGAACTTCCTCGTACGGCTCGCAGACACCTTGCAGGCCGAGTTCGGCGACGACAAGATCAACGAGGCGGTAAAGCAGGCAACCACCGCCGCCGCGGTAGGATCCGGCAGCGCGGCGAAAGCGGAGATCGACAAGAACGCGCAGAATCTGCGGCAGCTTATCATAAAGACGGCTGACAGCATTTACAGCTACGTCGACGAGATAACACAGAATCTGTCCTCTGTATACGTTGCCAAAAGCGAGTTCGGCACGTATCAGGAGACGGTAAACACAACGATACAGCAGACGGCGAAGCAGACCGTCGAGAGCTATGATTTCCAGAGCCAGATCGACGCGGTGAATTCCCGCGCGGACAGCACGGACAGATTCGTGACGACCATACGCGGGGAGATACGGCGCGGGCTTATCACCGACCCCGAAACCGGCGAAACGCAGATGGGTATTGCAATAAGCGAAAACCTCACGTTCACGGGCGAGACCGAGGAAGAAAACGGCCTGACGTATTATAAGCTTGCGCCGGGGCAAACGCTTGGCCTGTACACCGCGACCGGCTGGCAGTTCTGGATAAACGGCTCCAAGCGAGGCTGGTTTGACAGCGAGGACGGGATGCTGCACGTTGCGAACATCGTCGTTGAGGACAAGCTCCAGATCGGCGACGGATGGCTTATGACTACGACCGGAGGCTTCGGCCTCCGCTACACAGGAGGATAATATGAACAAGACAGCAATGCTCTCGCAACCAATGGCGGGGAAGAGCGAAGCAGAAATCGTGGCGACCCGCGAGCGCGCTATAAAAGCGCTGGAAGGCATGGGGTACACGGTAGTCAACACACTCTTTACCGATGAGTGGTATAGTCGGGAAGCAATGTCAAAACGTGGCGTAGTCCACATTCCACTGGCCTTCTTCGCGAAGTCGGTAGAAAACATGGCGTGTTGCGATGCCGCATACTTTTGCAAAGGCTGGGAGTCCACTCGCGGCTGCAAACTGGAACACGCTGTAGCTGAAGCGTACGGGGTTAAGATTATCTACGAGGAGGACTGAAACATGTCAACTGCCAATACTGCAACTAATTATGCAATGATCTCTCAGCCGATGCGAGGTTTGTCCGAAGAGGAAATAGGACGAACACGCGATATCGCGATACGCAATCTCTAGGCTCGAGGATATCAGGTGCTGAATACGCTGTTTGACTCTGATGAGCTCCCTGGTCCTCTTGGCGGACAGATACCTATACGCTTTCTGAGCAAGTCAATTGCAACGATGTCGCTCTGCTCGGCTGTATATTTCTGCAAAGGTTGGAAAAATGCACGCGGATGCCGTATAGAGCACGCTGTGGCCACTGAATATGGCATTCCTATACTCTATGAAGATGACGAGGAGATGATCGGCTATGTCCAAAACTAATACCGGCTTAGTTGAGTATGCCGTAGCACAGCTTGGCAAACCCTATTGGTACGGCACCTTCGGACAGACGGCGAATTCTGGACTGCTCGCAGCCAAGCGACAGCAGTACCCCGGCTATTACACGGCCAACGACTTTGCCTCGCAGTTTGGCCAGAAGGTGCACGACTGCGTGGGGCTTATAAAGGGCTATCTGTGGTGCGATACGCCGGACAGTGAGCCGATATACAAGCCCACACAGGACGTTGCGGTAAGCGGGCTATTCATGGTCTGCCCAGAAAACGGCAGCATCGACACCATGCCTGACATACCGGGCGTGTGCGTGTTTATGCGGGACATGTCCCACGTCGGCGTTTACATCGGCGGCGGCTACGTCGTAGAGGCAACCGGCCATGCGCGCGGCGTGGTCAAGACCAAGCTTGCGGGGCGCGGCTGGGGACTGTGGGGCAAGCCCCGCTGGATAAGCTACGAGGCTACTGCCACTCCAGCACAGCCCGCACAGACCACCACACAGGCGACCGCCTCAACGCTGACCGTTACCGGCCTGCCGCTGCTGCGCTACGGCGACAAGGGCGAGTTCGTCCGCTCAGCGCAGCTGCTTCTCATCGGGCGCGGCTACTCCTGCGGCAGATGCGGCGCTGACGGCGAGATAGGGCAGGACACCTACAACGCGGTTATCGCGTACCAGCGCGCCTGTGGCTTGCAGCAGGACGGCATCATAGGCGCTCAGACTTGGGCGCGGCTGATAGGAGGTTAAGGTATGGCATTTACTCTGGAGGATTTGGCCGTAAAATACGCGGAGATGGAAGCGCGGGGCAAGTCCAACACACACAGGCTCGACGCGCTGGAGAAGAACCAAAAGGCGCTTAACGAGCTGACCACGTCCGTCAAGGTGCTCGCTACTGAGCAGAGCACCATGAAGACGGACATAGGCGAAATCAAAACCGGCCTCAAAACGCTTACGGACAAGCCCGGCAAGCGCTGGGAGGCCATCGTAGATAAGGCAATATGGCTGGTGGCCGGTGCGCTTATTGCGTTTGTGCTGGCACAGCTTGGACTTTGAAAGGGGGTGAAAATATGGACTTTGGTATCGCATCCGTAGCAGCCATAACCGTGATCTGCTATCTGGTGGGTCAGGCCGTCAAGGCATCCGGCCTTGACAACAAGTGGATTCCCATCATCTGCGGCATCGTCGGCGGCATCCTCGGCGTTCTTGCCATGCGCTTCATGGCAGACTTCCCGGCGCAGGACTACATAACCGCAGTTGCAGTCGGCATTGTATCCGGCTTCGCGGCGACCGGCGTCAACGAGGCAGTCAAGCAGCTCAAGCAGTAATTAAAATCAAAGCGCCGTCCATATGGGCGGCGCAAAACAAATCCTTGTAAACCGACGACGGAGAACACATGAAAGAATCCGTTGAAAAATTCTGCTCGCTTAACCGGCTCGATAGTGTGACTGTCGAGCAAATCTATACGGCGTTTTTGAGGGCAGAAAATGACGAAATCAGAGTTAAAGCAAACACTGACGACCCCGGGGGCGAAGTGCAAGCTGCAATTTCCCCGGGCGCTTCGGGAGGAGTTTGAGCGCGACTGCGGCTTTACCGACGAGGAGATTACTATCCTCCGGCTACGGGCACGAGGCATGAGCGTAGTGCAAATATCCTGCGAGCTATCTGAGGCGGACTACTACAGCCCGGAAAAGGTGGAGCGGCGAATAAGAAGCATAAAAAACAAAATAGCGGACGCAATTGAGGGTTAACCGACGGGTTAGCCCTCTTTTTTTATGCGATGATATAGGCAGAAGAAAAAAGGAGGCACGGTATGTATAACTCAAACTACCCGTTTAACAATCAGGGCACGGCAGGCTACAACCGCGCCACGCTGCTGTTTGTGCCGACGTTCGCGGATATAGAACGAGTGCCGGTAATGCCCGGAGAGAAGCTCTGGGTGATGGCAATGGACGAAGCAATTATGGCTTGCCGCACGGGCGGCAACATGGGCGTTGAGACGACGTATTGCCGCATGGAGGAGTACATCCCGCCGTCTCCACCGAAGCCCGAAGACTACGTAACAAAAGCCGACCTCGAAGCAATGCTCGAGCGGTTTATGAAGCAGGGAGGGACGCAGAATGAGTAACCCATTCTTCAAGCAGGGGGCGGCGGCACCCAGAAACCCGATGCAGATGGTGAGCGAGTTCCGCAAATTCGCGGCGAATATGACGCCGGAAAAGGCGGAGCAGGAAATAAACCAGCTCCTCTCGTCGGGCAAGATGAGCAAACAGCAGTTTGAAGAACTGAAACAACAGGCTAAGAGCTTCATGCAGTTCTTACAATAAGCCGGGTCGACACGGTTTATATAAAAAATTAAGAAAGGAGTACACCAGTGGAAAATTTTAGCCTTTCCGACATCGCGGCCGCGACTCGCGGCGCAGACAACGAGAACGGCTGGGGTTCCGGTTGGTTCCTCATTGTCGTGCTCTTCCTCTTCATGTTCGGCTTTGGCGGCAACGGTTGGAACCGCCAGGGCGAGTTCGGCCAGTACGCGACCGCGGCATCTCAGCAGGAGATACTGCTCGGCCAGCAGTTCGGCCAACTCAACGACAGGATCACCAACATCGGCAACGGCATCTGCAACCTCGGCTACGAGATGCAGGGCAGCATCGGCCAGCTCGGCAAAGAGATGGCACTCGCCCAGAACGCGACCAACATGGCCATCATGCAGACCGGCAACTCCATCGAGCGCCAGCTCTGCGGCATGAACGCGAACATCGACGCGAAGTTCGCGGCGATGGAAAAGTCGCAGCTTGAGCAGCGTATATCCGAACAGGCCGCGCGCATTGCCAGCCTTGAAATGGATAACCGCATGTATGGCGTAGTCCGCTACCCCAACGGCTACACTTACAGCGCCGGTGCGTCCCCGTTCTGCGGCTGCAACAACGGCTGCTGCGCATAACCCCTAATCGTTAACCGCTTTAACAGCGTTAAGCCCCGGACGGCAAACGCTGTCCGGGGCGCCTACTTTTGAAAGGAGATAAAATATGTCCTGTAACTCTAGATTTAAGAATGCCCACTACAAGAGCGCGCAGAACGCGTACAACAACACGCCACAGACCTTCGTAGCGGCGGGTACGCCGGTTAATGTGCTGGGCATCCTCAACACCGACACCGGCTGTTCGCTCGATACCGTGGCCGGTGGCTTCGTGGTCAATAACAGTGGCCTTTACCGGATCAGCTACGACGTAGTATTTACCGCGGGCGGCGCAGGCATCGCAGAACTGAAAGCACTCAAAGATACCGTCTCGCTCCCGTGCGCCGACGCGCAAGTGACGACCGTGTCCGGCAACACCTACACACTGCACGTCGAGACTACCGTATACATCGCCGTATGCTGCAACGGTACGCCGACGATAAGCGCGGCTCTGGGCGGCGTCGCGGGTACTATCAACCACGTCTGTGCAAGCATGGTCAAGCTCGCGTGAGGTGAGCGCTATGAAAGAGATCAAATGTTTGTACACCAACATCCGCGACGAGATGGAGGACGCCGAGAAGTACGCCGACCTTGCCCTAAAGTATAAGGACGAAGACCGCGAACTTGCTGACACCTTTGCAAGCCTCTCCAAGCAGGAGGTAACCCACGCTGAGGCGCTGCACGCTGAAGCGGTACGCCTTATAAAAGATTACCGTAATAGAAACGGGGAGCCGCCGGAGGGCATGAAAGCCGTGTATGACTGGGAACATGAGCGCATGATCGGCGATATGGCGGACGTTAAGCGGCTGCATGAGCTGTACCGAGGGTAAAGACGAAAAGCGGCGAGCTGCAAGCATGTAGGCTACGATGTAGGCTACGCAACGGAACTTTGCAGAACTCAACGGAGTCTATCAGCGTATATGGCCGGTTGAGACAAGCGAATATTTTAAACTTAGGCAAAGAAAAAGTACCAAGAATCAGTCGCTTTTGATTGATTCTTGGTACTTTTGGCGCAGAAGGAGGGATTTGAACCCTCGCGCGCTTTTTACACGCCTACTCCCTTAGCAGGGGAGCCCCTTCGGCCTCTTGGGTACTTCTGCATGCCGCTCAAATATGATATCACAGCTATACCCCGTTGTCAATAAAATATTTCCATGCACCGCTGAAATTAAACCGCGCGGGCATGTTAAACAACGTTGAAATTTTCAGCTTGCTGTTGAAATGAGCTATACATTAATATATAATAAACGCACAGATATGAATAAGGCGGGAGAGAAATGTCATATTGCACCAAATGCGGCGCGTATATACCGGACGGCCAGACGCGCTGTCTGGCCTGCGGCTTCGACGAGGCTGCGGAGAAGAGCAGCGGAAGCGCCGCCGCGCGCAAACAGAAAAGCGACACTGGTTTTTCCAACATGAATTCGGAAGAGCTGCGCCGCGAGCTGGAGTACCAGAGAAAAAAGAAGCAGGAAGAGCATCGCCGATGGGCCGAGGCCGAATACGAGCGCAGAAGGGCGGCTGAGTCGAGCGGCGCCAAAACCGACGAAAGGCCGGAGCAGCCAATGCAGCATGACACAGCCTTGCCGGATCAGCTGGTGCGGCTCATGTCCGCGGCGTCATATATAAGTGTACTGTTTATATTGCCGTATATTTTTGCGAGCGACAACAGCTTCGCACGCTTCCACGCAAAACAGGGCTTGGGATTGTTCATATTCGGCGCGGTGGCGGACGTGATTGGGAGCATATTCCCGCTTGCATGGCTGCTGTGGCTGATAAGAATATATTGCATATACAAGGGCGTGACTGGCGCGCTGAGCGGGCAGACGGAACCACTGCCACTGCTGGGGAAATATATAAAATGAGGAGCGATATTTTGCGACGCGGAGCGTCGAGAGCCACAATATTTAGACAGCGAAAAAAAGTTTCAAAAAAGTGAAAAAAAGTGTTGACTTTGCGGGAAAGCGGTGGTATATTAACCAAG